TTGTAACAGAATTATATAATATACCAGTTACTACTTTTGGTCCGAAAGAACTAATGAATCCAGTTGTAGTGTTTAAAATAACTTCATTATTAGTGCCAGACAATCCAAAACCATTTAGCAGGGGAGGATTTTGTGAAGCAGTATTGAATACAAAATTTGAGAAAGTTGCCATATTATTATTTATTCAAACCAAGATGTTTTTTCAATTCTAAATAAATAATAATATATGAACTTCGATGAATTATTTGAACATGTAATGTTGCTAGAAGCGCAATGCACAAAAACAACAAAGAAATCTTCTTCCACAAGAAAAGGTAAGAAATGGATGAAATGTGCGAAACAATCAGATGGTAGTATTAAAAGAATACATTGGGGTCAAGCTGGTGTAAGAGTTACTGGTAAATCAGGAAACACCAAGAGAAAGAAGAGTTTTAGAGCAAGACATGGATGTAGTTCTGCTAAAGCAGGAACTCCAAAAGCTATGGCGTGTAAAGATTGGTAATTAATCCGATTTTAAAGAATTAGGTTTAACGCATTTGATATAAACTTCTCCGTAAGCTTCTAATTGTCCCATTACATGTTGAAACTCTTTTTGAGACATAGTATCCCAAGATTTCAATTTAGCAATTAATTCGTCTCCTTTTTTCTTTAATGTTTTTTTACAAGTATCTTTAGTAGATAATTCTAATGCTTGTTTATAAGGGATTTCTTTAGCAGCAAAATGTATTGCTGTTAATATGGATGGACCTCCTTTTGCTTCTGAGCTTTTACGAATTTTATCTGCTCCAGATTTTCGTTTTTCTATAAACTCATGAAGTTTGCCTATATCTTCGTTTGCTTCTAGCAAAATTTGATTTGATAATTCTTTGAACGATTTCATATTATATAATATTTTTAGCTTTAGCAATAGCAGCTAATCTCTCTTTTGCATCATTTTCTATATTAGGATTAAAAGATTTCCAATCACCTAAATGACCAAGTTTTAGATGACATCCAGCCTCTCCTTTTTCTTCACATAAAGTTATCAAATTTGATTGTTCTAATTCCAAATGTGGATATAAGTGAAATGGTTGCTTGTGATGTACTTGTAAATTTTTTTGATTTCCACATGCTGCACAAATTGGTTGTAATTTAAGATGGTTCTTTCTGGTGGTATCCCAGTGTGGAGATCTTAAAGATAACGGTTTTCCTTTTAGCTTTTCTTTAATTGCTGTTAAAAGTCTGGTCATATTATTATTTATTTAAAACAAAAAAAACCCGCAGATTTCTCTGCGGGTTTTTTACTAATTTTGATCTTCGTTTAGAAGTAGACGGATTGATTACCAGGGGTAAACGCTTGTCCAAGATTCTTGAGGATGATTGTATGGTAGTACAATGCAGCACCAAAGATGTTATCTACTACTCCATAACGAGTTAGCAAGCCAACGCGAGGAGCGAAGTCATTTGGTCCGATTGTTCTCTGAATCATCACAGGAATGTATGGGCAATAAATGATACCAGAGTCATAAAACTCGGTTCCCTTATAGCCTAACAAGGCATATTCAACACCAGTAGTCTGATTACCACTTCCATCACGATAACCTTGATCACCATAAACATTGCTGTTCTGTACTTCGGTTCTAGTATAGCGATAAACTTGGAATCTACCACCTAGTGAGCCAACCTTAGCTACGCCAGTCTGCTGGGTAGTAACATTGCCCTGAACAGTCACCCACTGGAACTCTGGCAACATTTCAAAGATAGCGCACACGCGAGGTGTGGCAACGATGAAGTTTGCAGGTCCACGGCGATTGCGGATGGCAATGCGGTTTGCTTCGATAATAACTCTCTGGTAGAAGTCACGATTACGCTCAACTAACCAACGTCCATCAGCGGATTGAGGAGACCAGATGGAATATCCCTTTCCGAAACCACCATTTAAGGAAGTTTGGATCATGCGGATAATCATTTCACGGTCAATTTCGGCTTGGATCTCATATGCCATAGCATTAGTGATCTCAGCATCGATATCAATACCGTTCATGTTCTTCAAGTCTTGCTCTAATTCTACTGACCATTTGGCACCTAATCTACGAGTACCAGCTTCAACGGCGGTCTTTTCGAAGCTAACTTCGACTGTAGGAATGTTCGCATTGATTTCGAAGTTTTTCAAGAGCTGTGCTACACCACGATCTTGTATTGCGAAAGCCCAGTCTGTATTACCAGACAAAGCTGCATTACGAACACCAGTGTAACCAGAATCAAGATGTTGGAAACCTAATTCGTTATCTCCTTGAGGAGTTTGCTGACCAGTATATAAACCAGCATTAGTTGGTACATTGTGTGTACCTGGTGCTGGCTTCCATACCCCACCAGTAGCTCCAGTACTTAAGCTGGCGATACCAGTGTCTTGGTAATTACCACCAAGGGTTTCGTTTGTATACTTATAACGAAGTGCGAATGCTAATCCGACAGGACCACTCATGGGCTGAACCCCAACGATTTCGTTGGTGATCAACTCAGGGAAGGTACGGCGAATCATGGGAATCAAGATCTTAGGAAGACGAGCATCACCTGTTGCATAAGAGTCTCTATTGGCTGGGAAACCGTTTGCGGAGTCACCAACATTAGAGACAGGAGAACTACCATAACCGAAGGCACCTAAGCCCCCTGCTACGTTAGCTTCACGCAAGCAATATGCTTCTTGGTTTTCCAATAGCATAGCTGTGTTTAAACGAGTGTGATCATCTTCAATTGCAGCTACATTCTTACTGGTGTAGTCGAGCACGGGTGCCCACTTCTCCAATAGAGTTCTAGCGCGATCTTGATCGATGTACGATTGTGCGGGTTTGATTGATTTCATATGTGTATTTTTGTTTTCTTTCTGTTTTTCGACCTCAAGCATTTTAAATGCAGGAACTCAAGTATGTTATACTTCTACCAAATCTGTAGGAAAACATATTAATATTTACTCATTTCGTTCAAATAATTTGAAACGTGTGAGTAATTATTTTCTGTTTCGGTTAAATTTGTTTGTGTTTCTTCTTCAATAACAACACGATCTGCCTTAACTTTTCGTGTTTCGAATGCTTCTTGCTTTAATGTGCCAAGACGCTCTTCTTCTTTTTTATCGAATAGGGAAAGTGTATAGTCGATATTTTCGACAATAAATTTTGGAGACTTGCCTTCAAAAACACGAAGTGCATATTCTCTCTTCTTTGGTGATAAGTTTGTAGTCTTTTGTTCTAACACCAAATCAGCTTTTGCTCTTTGTAGAGATTCGCGAAGTTCAGTGACTTCGGAAGCAAGTGTTTGTGCAGACTTACGAGATTCGTCAATTTGCTTTTTGCCATCAACGATAGCATCTTTCAAAGAGTCGTTCATCAATGCAGAATCAATAGCCAAGCTTTCTCTCAAGTTATTCAAAATGATACGAGCCTTTTGATTTCGAACAGCTTCATTAATAGATTCTGTAGGAATTTTTGATTCAATGAAAATTGAAATGTAATCAGAAACTTTGTCGATCAAGTCATTCTTGAATTGTGATGCTTGTTCCTTAACAACTTTTCTATAACGATTGACAACCATTTGTAGCTTGTTAGCATTGTTTGCATCCAATGCTTCCACAACACGTTGTAGTTTCTTTGAATGGTCTGTATCAATAGCTTCGATTAGTTTTTCTGCTTTTGCAGTGTATTCAGAATCTTGTTCAATTAAAGCCTTCTCTACATGGATCTTAACTCTTTCATTTACAGCACCATCGAATGCTTCTTGGATTTGTGCTAATGTTTCGTCTGTCAAGATTCCTTGTGTTGCTTCTTTCAAAAGTTTGGAAATTTCAGTTGCCATATTATTAGTTATTCTTTCTATGCTAAATTATTTAATTCCTTGTAGAAATTTATGCATTTTTCTTCTTTTTCTTATCTATAGCAGCTTGGATAAAGTTTGGTAACTTCTTACCCTTCTTACCTTTTGCAGGAGATTTCGTACCCTTCTTACCCTTTGGAGTCTTTTCTTCTTTGTCTCCAAATGGATTTTTGTTTTTTGCTGCTTCAGAAATGCGTTGCTTTATTTTTTCATTTACGATCACTTCCAAAAACTGATGTGCAGTTTTGTAGTTATCCACCATCAATGCATCAATAAACTTGATTGTATTTTCTTTAATAACATCCATAAAATTATTTAGTGTAATTATTTGATTTTATTTAAAAAGTTCAAGATGCACTCTTTTAAATATTGTTCTACTTGAGATTTTGGAAGTTTGGATATACCCTTTTCGAAGTTATCATAGACTTCTTCGAAGTGACCAGATTCACCTAGTACCCATTGCTTAGATTCTAAAATACCATTGACAAATGCTTTTGGAAAGCTAGGATCAGCAACACAATCAATAGAGATAAGACGGAAATCTTTAACAATATTCTTGCCGTCTGAACCTTCTTCGAGTTGACCTAGTGCTCTGGAACTCATACCAACCTTTACACCATCATTAATCAAAGCTCTTACGATATGTCCATTAGGTGTAGTTAGTACTTTACTTTTTCCATGAAAAACATTTCCTTCCTGATACAAATCAGTTACCATGTGACATGCTTCTTTTAAGCTAACTTCAGCACTGCTTTCATGATTAAGAGTTCCCATAGCTCTTCCAGTTTTAATCATTTCTGATTTGTAACGAGAAACTTCCTTGACCATTTCATCAATACGATATAATCTATTATTACGATTATAGCTTTCAGCCATCATGTATGGTCCTTTGATATAAAGTGTAGATGGACTGTTACGATCTTTTTCTTCAACAATATATTCGAACTGTTCTTCTGAAGCAGGCTTCTCGACAATTAATCTTAATGACATAAAATTATTTAGATTAATTGTTTTAATTTTTAAGACTAATAACCATAAAAAAACTAAAAAGTATAAATATTGCTATGAATAATGCAGATAAGTTTTTCTTAGAACAGATACAAATTTTTTGTGAGGCCGATATGGCAATGTCTCAATATCGTATTAAAAGAGGAGAAATTGGTGGTATGTCTTCTACCAATATGGCTAGAAGAGGGCAGATAGCTGTGTCATCCGCAGAAGATCAAGCTAGTAAAGATGCCGTGTTTACTGCTAGAGTCAAAGCTAGCGAAAGCGGCAAAAGAATTAATATTGCTCGGTTATTATCTGAACTTCCTAAGTATAAAGGAAAACCAGAATTAGTCAAGAAAGATATATTAAAATTAACTAGAACAAAATTAACAGATAAAACAGCATTCAATCCATTTCAAGAAGATCCGACTATTGGAGATTTTGTTGTTCCCTTTTTTAGACTTCCTGACTTATTATTAGCTATTAATTCATTAATTGCTGTGGAAGATTCTAGAGACGGAAAGCAATTGCTAGCTGCTTTAAAAAATAAAGTAGGAGAGATATACCACACTATAACAGGAGCAGATCCTGCTAATGTATCAGAACTAAATGCTATTCGTTCGTTTAAAACAACAATGGTACAAAGAAAGTATAAAGGTGATGAAAAGCAATTTGTGTATCAACAAGCACCTTTTGGTGGTAAATCTGCCAGAGACGATTGGGAGCATACTTTCATAACAAATACAAAAGAATTAGAAGGACCAAATTTTGAAAGATTGAGAAAGTATGAAATCTTAAAAGGGTTGTTGTTCACTGGAGAAGAAAGATCAAACCCTGATGAACATGATTCTGATACATACACTCCTGAAAGGAAAACACCAGAAAATTTAGCTGGAGAAACATTAGCAAATCCAGATAGAGAAAAATTGGCTACAAGTTCAGAACCAGCAGCAAAAAAACCAAAGCCAGCAAAGCCAGCAGCTAAACCAAAGCCAGCAGCTAAGAAAGCACCAGCCAAGAAAGCACCAGCCAAGAAAGCACCAGCCAAGAAAGCACCAGCCAAGAAAACAGTTGAAAAAGAATCATACTTTATTAAAGTAGTTGCTTTCTAAAATAAATTCTTTTCTGTTATTAAGAGAAATTCTGCATTCTTGGAAGCTGCAAATTTTTTTGCAGCTTCCCATTTTGCTTGATTGACTAACCATTGGTGTGCTTCGTACAAAAGAGTTGATTTCTTTTTTCTGTTTGAAGGCTTTGGTGGTTGTGTTTGGGAAAAAGGTTTGATTTCAATCAAATACCTTTTGATATTGTTTCCTTCTTTTATAACTACATAGTTATCAACATAATACCTATGAAATTTATTATCAATCGGGCTTTTGTACGGAACTATAA